AACCAGGACCACATGCGGTTACAATTGGTGCAGGTGGGTCAGGGCCTCCAGCTTCTGCAACTCCATCATGTGCAAATGGAACTTCTTCATCAGTTAATTACGTAGCTTCAACTGGTGGTGGAGGTGGTCAACAAGATGGTGGATCGGGTGGTGGAGGTAGATATGGAGTAAATGCTGGAGATGGTTGTACAGTATTTAGTTCTCCAGCATTAGCTTGTAAACAAGGTTTTCCTGGTGGAGCAACTGCACCAGCACCTAATGGTGGTGGTGGTGGCGGTGGTGCTGGCGGTCAAGGAGCAGATGCTACAGGAGGATCAGGATCCGCTGGAGGAGCAGGTATTACAGATTCAATAACAGGGTCTTGTGTAGCAAGAGCTGGTGGTGGTGGCGGTGGTGGCGAAACAGGTGGAGCTGCTGGAGGTCCAGCATCAGCAGGTGGTGGAGCTGGTGGACAAGGCGGTGGACCAGGAACAGATCCAGGAAGTGCGGGAACAGCAGGCACTGCTAACACAGGTGGTGGAGGTGGAGCTGGTGGTGAAGGTTCTAGTGCACCTGCAGGAGCAGGTGGAAATGGTGGGTCTGGAATAGTAGTTTTAAGATTTCCAGGATGTGCTTCTTTAGCTGTAGCACCAGGAACTAATAGTATAGCAACATTACCAAGTCCAGCTGGAGGATGTAAAGTAGCATCATTTACTGTATCTGGAACGTTGACTATAAGTTAAAATTAAATTATAAATGTAATTATTTAAGGAGTAAAAAAATGGCACATTTCGCAGAATTAAAAACAAAAGTAGATCCAACAGGTTTTACTGAAGATACACATCAAGTTGTAGAGAGAGTTGTTGTGGTGGGTAACGATGTTACTACTGCAGCTGGACCATTAGGAGAAAATGATATGCACCAAGATGGAGAAACATGGTGTATTAATTTTTTCAAAGGTGGTATTTGGAAACAAACTTCTTACAACAGTAATTTTAGAAAACAATACGCAGGTATCGGAATGGTTTACGATCCTGTAAAAGATAAATTTTTATCTCAACAACCTTACGCTTCATGGTCATTAGATGCTAGTGACAATTGGCAAGCACCAATAACTTATCCAACAGTTACAGAAGAAGGTGATGTTAGATACATAATTTCTTGGAACGAAACAAAATATCAAGCTGACAACACAACAGGTTGGGAAGCAACTAAATCAAACGACGAATCGGAAACACCTACCAAATATAATTGGAATGGCACAGCTTGGGTGTCCGAATAGGAGGACACTTAAATGCCAAGATCAAAAGTTGGCTCAGCAAACGGCGGAGTAATTGGAAAAACGAATAAGGTTTCGTTTGGAAAATGTACTCAAACAGTTGTAACATCGAACTCACCTAGCGCTGTCACTACACAGCCAGGAACAAGATTAGTTAAAACTTTAATTGTTGCTGGAGGAGGTGGTGGATCTTTTGATGAATCAGGAGCTGGAGGAGCCGGTGGTTTAAGAAATTTAGAAATACCTGTAGCTGGTAATACTGCTTTAGGAGCTGTAGTTATTGGTGGTGGCGGAGCAGGTCAATGTAGTCCAATATCTCCCATTCAACCCGGAGCCGATGGAAATGTTTCAAGTATTGTAATTTGTGGGACTACCTATAGTGGAAGCGGTGGAGGCGGAGGAAACTCTGGTCAAGATCCAGGTAAACAAGCAGGTAGACCTGGAGGTTCAGGTGGCGGTGGCAATGGAGCTGCAGCAGCGGGTACAGGAAACGCTGGCGGATATAGTCCCCCAGAAGGTAATCCAGGAGCGCCAGGACCAGGAGCAGGAAACCCTGGAAACTTTGGTGGTGGCGGTGGAGCAGGAGCAGCCGGTTCAAATTCATGTGGTGGAGCGGGATTAGATGTAAGCCCTAATTATCCAGGAGCACCTAACTCAGGAGTATATGCTGGTGGTGGTGGCGGTGGCGGTCCAGGATGTGGAGCTGGTGGAACAGGTGGTGGTGGTAATAAAGCCGGTAATGGAGGAGCGCCTAATCCAGGAACAGTAAACACAGGTGGTGGTGGAGGAGCTGGTCCAGGAACTCCAGGACCTGCAGGAAGAGCAGGTGGTAATGGTGGCCCAGGAATAGTTATCGTAAGAGAATTAAATAAAGCAAGTGGTGTGTGGTCAATGCAAAGTCAATTTCAAGCCAAGTCTCAAGGCACATGGCCAGAGGTAGGTTTTTCAATTTCAACAGATATTATGGTTGTTGCTGGTGGTGGAGGAGCATCATCAAATCCATCAAATGGTGGTGGCGGTGGTGGAGGTATGATTTTATTTCCTGCCGTGCCTACACAATTTATAACAAGTGCCATACCTATAACAATTGGTGGAGGTGGAACAGGTGGTGAAGCAAGTGAAAGTGGAGCTGGTGGTCCTCAAGATGGTACAAAAGGAGTAGATTCAGAAGTAGTTTTTGGAGATATAACATTAACAGCTAAAGGTGGTGGATTAGGAATAGGTAGAGAACCTAATGTTCCAAATGCACCTGGAGGATCAGGTGGTGGTGGAGGTGGTGAAGTGCCGAGTCCTGCAAATCCCGGAGGATCTTCAACACAAGCTCCATCTATGCCAAGTCCTTTACAACCTGTAGGTTTTGGAAATAGTGGTGGTACTGGTGTTGGTCCTGACAGGGTAGCTGGTGGTGGTGGAGGAGCTGGTGGTGCTGGTTCAGGTGGATCAGGTAATCCACATGGTGGACCTGGTGGTAATGGTAAATCAGTAACACCTGTATTTGGAAGTTCTCCACAACCTTTTTATGGACCAACGAACGGAACATACGCAGGTGGTGGTGGAGGCACAGATTGTGGTACTAATCCATCTGGTGGATCTGGTGGACCAGGTGGTGGAGGAGCGGGTGCTGCTCCTAATAAAGGAGGTCCTTCAGGAGTGGCAGGGACAACAAATACTGGTGGTGGCGGTGGTGGTGGCGCTGCTGGTAATTCTACACCTGTAGCAAATGGTAGTGGTGGTGCTGGTGGTTCTGGAAGAGTTATTATTCAAATCCCTGCGACTCAAGCTTCAGGAAAAACTTTTACAGCTGCACCTTGTACAAACACTATAACTTCTCAACCTCCAGGGACAAAAGTAGCTACTTTTACAGTTAACGGTACATTGACAGTAAGTTAAAAATAAGATAGTTTTGTCTTCATAAAGATATGAAGAAAACATTTGAGATCAAAGATAATTTTTTAAATCAAAGTTATTTTAATGAATTAAAATCAATAGTAACTAGTAATACTTTTTCTTGGTATTACCAACCGTACGACACAGAAAGTTATGAACCTAATAATATGATGTTTGCTCATTTATTATATAAAGAAGGAAACGTAAATAGTGATTGGTATAAATTTTTTAAACCTATTGCTCATCTAATATCTGAAATTGAATCATGGACTTATTTAACAAGAATAAAATTAAATTGTTATCCAAATCATAGTAAAAAAATTATTTTTAATAAACATGTAGATGATGAAACAGGCAGAGAAAATATGTTCAACGCTGTGTTTCATATGAACACTTGTAATGGAGAAACTATTTTAATAGACAATAAACAAGAAATTAAAATTAAGTCTAGAGAAAATAAATTAATTGTTTTTGACAATTCTATTGAACACTACGGAACAAGTCAAACAGACACACATTTGAGAATTTTAATTAATTTTAGTTTTATAAGATAATGAACCTAACAAATTATTATTGGTATTTTCAATCAGCAGTCCCTTCTAGGATCTGTGATGACATTTCTAAATACGGAAAACAACTTCAAGAACAAATGGCAGTCACTGGTGGTTATGGTGATAAAAAATTAAATCAAAAACAAATTAAAGATTTAAAAAAGAAAAGAGATTCTAATATTGTTTGGATGAATGATAGATGGATTTATAAAGAAATACAACCATACATCCATCAAGCAAACGCAAATGCAGGTTGGAATTTTGAATGGGATTTTTCTGAGTCTTGTCAGTTTACAAAATATAAAAAAGGTCAATACTACGATTGGCATTGTGATAGTTGGGATAGACCTTATATTAGACAACATCCAAATGACCCATCGCATGGTAAAATTAGAAAATTATCTGTAACAGTAACATTATCAGATCCAAAAGATTACAAAGGTGGTGAGCTAGAGTTTGATTTTAGAAATATGGACCCAGATAAAAAACCCAACATTTTAAAATGTAAAGAAATATTACCTAAAGGATCTTTAGTTGTATTTCCTAGTTTTGTATGGCATAGAGTATGTCCAGTTAAAAGTGGAGAAAGAAACAGTTTAGTGATATGGAATTTAGGATATCCATTTAAATAATATGAAAAAGA